AAATCGCTGGCTTATCCCAGGCGTGGACGTGTTCGATGTTCATCGGGATTGAGACCATGCGAGCTGAGTCTGGGACAGCCACGATCAGCTTGCCGCCTGCCTTGAGTACGCTGCCCCACTGCTGCATCACGGTGATCGGATCCATCAGGTGCTCCAGGATGTGGCGGGCGATGATCGTATCCACGCTGCCCTGCTCAAACGGGAGTGGTTTGGACACATCGCTCTGAATGTCAGCGACTGACGCCGGCGAACCACCGAGTGAGTCAATCGTCTCATCAGTTGCGACCATATCCACCCCGATCGCGTTGGGAACGGTCTTGCGTGGTCCACAGCCCAGATCCAGGATCGTCTCGCCACTCACCCGCGCAGCAATGACCTCGCCCTCGATGTTCTCGTGCTCCTCAACGACGTTCTGGTTCTCCTCGGGCAGCTTATAGGCGCCCATCATCGTCTCGTACCAGGCACGGAGACCGTGTTTCTTGATCAAGGCGTGATCGGTTGCGTCCTTGAACTCGTAGCTGTTCCACCCACCGGCCTTGTCGGCTGTCCCGTGGACACGCTCACCGGTCTTGAAGCCGTGGTGGAAGACGAAGACATCGCGATCAACGATCAGCTTGTACCCAGCATTGCGCAGTCTGATCGAGAGATCTAGGTCGTCGCCCCCAGGCAAACTGTCATCGACGCCTCCTACCTCATCCAGTGCGCTACGGCGGACTAGCATGCAGAATCCGATCAGAAACTTGGTGGTGAAGCGGTGGTAGGGGGCTGCGGCGAAGATGTTCTGAAAGCCCATCACGACGTTACTGGCTGGACCGACGGCTCCGACTCGCTCGTCACGGAAGGACTGCAGCAGGGTGTTGAGCCAGAGACGCGAGCTGGGTGGGATGAAAGCATCATCGTTGAAAAAGCAGACAAACGGGGCTTTCGAGTGTTCGAGGCCCAGCTTGAGTCCACCCTCCCAACCGAGGTTCTCCCCAGCCTGCAGGACGGTGACCTGCGGTGAGTTGATCCCATCACAGCTCTTGGGATGACCGTTGTTGACGACGTAGATGTGGAAGAGGCCCTCGGTGACGCGGTTGCCGGTGAGTGAGGCCAGCGCTGCCTGGAGGTACTGCGGGTTATCCCAGGTCGGGATGATGATGTCGACGCTAGCTCCCATCGTCCTCCTTGCCTGAGAAGCTCAGATACTTATGGTGCGAGGGTGGCAGCTCATGCTTGTTCTCCTTGAGCCACTTATCGAAGTAGTCCTCGTCGATGATCTGCGGGGTCGCCAGATGCCCGAGCTTGATGCGGGTATCCATGAAGACGCGAGCGTCCAGCTTCTTGGCTTTGATACAGAAGTAGATGTCCTCGCCTGAGCCGGTCGTTGAGAAGAAGTAGGGCGGGGTCATACGACGGACTAGATCCATCTTGATCAGCACGGCACCAAAGCCCACGGCGTCACACTCGACCAGCGTGTTGCGCGGGTACTTCCTGACGAAGTCGGTGTAGGTAAAGGATTTGTGGGTCTTAGGGTCAAAGTCATCGAAGAGGTTGTAGATCACGGCATAGTGGGGCGGATTACGCATGAAGGCCAGCGGTGCCAGGACGTCGATCTCAGGATGCTGCTCGGTGTCATACAACATCTGCTCGACCATATCGATCGGCAACAGCATGTCATCGTCGTACATGAGGATGTAGTCCATCTCAGCGTCGAGTGCTGCCTGGACCAGCTTCTCACGGGCCATTGCGGTCATGATGCGGCCGGTGGTGTGCCAGAAGAACTCGTAGCGAATGGGACGTTGCTCGTGCTTCCACTGCTCTTGCAGGCGGCCGAGATGAAAAGAGAGGACCAGATGGTTGTCGTAGGCTTCGGGGAGCGTATGTCCCTCGCTGGGGATGGAGATTGCGACCTTACGGACGATATCTGGCATAGGTACCTTATTATACCACAAACAAAAAGAGCAGGATACGAATACCCTGCTCCTCTCGTTGACTTCCGTGTCTTAGATCATGCGGATAAGGCCTGATGCGTAAGAAGCTGTGGAAAGTACAGCTGGGACGTTGCTGGCGAAAAGCCATCTGAATCCCGAGTTTGCGTAGGTTGGAGCGGCTGAGGCGAATCCGCCTGCTGCTGGTACCAACGGATCACCTGAGTTCACGGTCACGGATGAGCCAAAGTTAGAGAGCAGGATTGAGTTAACAAAGCCTGCGATCTGGAAGCGGCCCACACTGTTGTTAGGGATGTCCTCAAGCGCAACGCCGAGGAAGCCTGGTGTGTTTGCACCTGCTGCCCCGAGGCCCACAACGGATGCACCGTCGTTACTGGCTCCAACAGCGTATGCTACTGGAAGACCGGTGGTGATGGTTGCACCGTGGACGTTGTTCGCGGTGATGATGATCTTTTCCTGACCATCTCGGTTTAGTTTTGATATTTGCATGTTTGTGTCACCTCGCTTTCTCTCCTTAGATTGAGCGGTAGGGGGATCACCCTCCCCGCCCTGGAGAAAATGGCGCGTGGTACTTGGATTGCTCCATTGCCACTCAAGCTGGCGCCACCGCCTGCATAACCGTTGTCGTTATGTCTTGGCTGTGAGTTTCGAAAAGCTCTTGCGTCGGTCGCAGGTAAGGTTTCCCATTACCAGGACTTGGGCTACGCGTGCATCTTGATTCTCCGGTTTCACGAACTCGGTTGTCTCAAAGTTTGCTTCTTTGTGGACAATCAATTTCATGTGTTTGGTGTTCAAGAAGTACATCGTTCCAGAAGGAGCGAGCTCGTCCCAAACGATCGGGACACCTTTGAACTCAAGCGATTGGAAGCCAGCGTCTCCGAGTTTCTTGCGAGCTTCGGATGTGGTCTGGATCGTCGCGGTAAGTAGGCCCTCGTATTTTTCAAAGAGTGCCTGGGTGGTCACGATAAGGTTTGGTGTGTCTTTTCCGCCGACACTTGCCGTGTTAAACGCGGTTCGCATCTTGGGAAGACCGAGTGCTTCTGCTGTTGACTCGACGTATGCTTGCCACCAGGTATAGGTGCCTGAGTTGATGCCTCCGTACGTGCCGGTTGCAGCAACCATCGCTTCTAAACCGGTAAGGTTTTTTCCAGCGTTGCCAGTACCATCAGAGAAAAGATCGGTTGATAGTTTCTCGGTCAGGGACATTTCGGCTTGGCGGGTGCGAGCATCAAGAATGTCGATGAGCTTTTGACTCCCCGAGTTCTTGCGTTCCTCTTCTCCAGAGATCGAGATCGAGACTGAGTACTGTTTCCAGTTGTATTCAGCTGAGTCGATACCGGTTTGAGGGGTTGTGTCGAGCGCTTCATAGCCGGCGTAAGACTGAGCGGTAGAGTTTTTCCCGTACATAAGAGGTACAGAGATACGTTCACCACCAGACTCGGTCTTGAGACCGCCGTTTTCTTTGAGCCAGAAGAACACTGCATTAGACTTGTGGATGTTATCTACAAGCGTTTTGCGATAGTTTTTAAGGGTTGTCGTTAAGAGCAACCCTACATTTGGATCTGCCATAGGTTGTTAGTTGTGTTTCACCTCCTTTCTTTTACTCGTGCGCTACTTGAGCGCGATGCCGAGTTCTTGTGCTGCCTGCTCCGCGGCTTCTGCCATGGTTGCAGGACTTCCACCTGATTTCGCCGGTTGTGGAGACGCACTGGTTGAGGGGAACTGGGTTGCTTTGGCTTGTGCTGAAGCAGACAGCTCCGCTTTCCCTGCCGTCTTACTCGAGGCGATGATCGCGTCCAACTGGGCAATCGCGGCTTTCGTCGCGGCTACCGGATCATCGGTCGCATTGGGCTTGGTGGCAGCGAGTTGGGCAACAATGTCGCCAAACGTCGCGGTGGTGCCATCGGGTAACTCGTAGGTCAGGGTTTTGTCAGCGAGACGTGGATCTACGCTGCCTGATTCCTTGAGCTTTGCCTCATACTCGGCTTGCTTCTGTTGCTGATTGAACTGACTCAAGGTGAATTGTGAACCCATCTTGATCAGCTCGATCGCGTCGTCGGTATAGCCGGCTGCTTTGAGTTGCTGTTCCAGGGCGGCCATCTCGGGTGAGGCTGGTTCGCCTTTGGGCTTGAGCATCTCATCGATGATCGGGACGTACTGCTCGTACTGGGACCACTTGTCGGCTTGCGCCTTCAGGTCTGCTGCTTCCTTGCGAATGGCTGCAATCTCTTGCGTCTTCTTCGTATAGGCTGCCTGCATGCCCTTGTAGACCGGTTTGAGCTCGTCAGGTACTTGAGTGGGGTCGAAGAACGAGTCTTCTGATCCCTCACTCGGGGCCGGTGTCGTCTGCTCTGTGGCTTGGACGTCTTGACCTGGTTGTGCTGCCTCAGGCGCTGGGGTTGTTCCGATTACCTCGGAGCCCTCGCTTGGGGTCGTTGTTATATCGTCATTCAATGTAATCACCTCCTTTCTGAGTCCATAAGCGGTTGCTCACGGGAGTGACTCATTCACATTCTCTCAAGGGGCCATGGAGTTTATAAGCAAGTTAGGTCAGAATCTCGTAGCTCTGGCCTTGGATGGTGACGGTGTGGCGGCCGTCTACTTCGTGGTGGTTGATGCCGGGGTGGAAGGTCGTTGCCCAGTGGCAGCGCTCGCACTCGATCTCGCGTGATCCGATGTTGGTGACAAAGAAGCGGTGCTCACAGCCGGTGGGGTCCATCACGGTCTCCAGCTGGTGGTAGGCCATGTTGCTGCGTCCTGAGGGGATGTGCACGATCTCCTCGCCGCGTTTGCCATACTCTTCGTTGCCCTGGGCGTCACGGGAGATCTCCTCAAAAGGTCGGTTCTGATTCGGGTTAGCTAGTCGTGCCATTGGATGGTGGGCCTTGCAGCGCCTGTTGTTGGAAGGTTTGTTCCTGTTTATGTTGGTTTCCAAGCTCAGCCTTGGCGACGTCGCCTTCGAGCTGCTGTTTGCCCTGGGCTGCTTGCTGCTCCATCGCTTGCTCACCCTGGATCTCTCCGGTCACCTGCTGCATCACGGCGGTATCAACGACTGCTTGCTGTGCCACACCTTCGGGGAGTAACCCGGACTGCTCAAGTAACATCGCACCTGGTGGGGTCGCCGCATCGGCTTTGATCGAGACACTGACCTTGGGCTCTTCCTTGGCGCTCTGGGCCAGGGCTTGCTTCTCTTCCTCGGTATACAGGTAACGATCACCGTCTTTTTTGGAGAAGCCGTTCTGGAGGGCGTCACGCCAGACCTCCTCCAGCTTGACGATGCCAGGGGGTGTTGCGAGTGCTCGATCGAGCAGCTCTAGGGCGTCCTGACGCATCTGGACACGGTTGACGGACAGACTCTCGATCTCGATATCCAGGTTGTAGAGGAGGTTGACGCCGTCGAGGAGCTGGAGGACTTCAGGGGTCACCTGCAGCGCTTCCATGGCCCCACTCTGATCGGTGACGGGGATGGTCTTACCGTCCTCGGGTTTCCAGTAGACCGCCAGTTGTTTGAACTGGAAGACGATCAGCTCACGGATGAAGCGTGCCAGCTTCTTGCGTTGGCGCCGGATGTTCTTGTCAGCGGCCTCACTAAAGACTTGGATACCGACTGGTGTCTTGACGGTTGATTGGTTACTGCCACTAGCCAGGTCAAATGAGCCTTGCTCCTTCTCGATGTCGGTTCTGACCTGCGTGATACCAGCTTCGACCTCGCGGCCCAGGTTAGCGGGAGAGAGATAGCTGGGTGGTGGTGATGCTCCATCATAGGGCACCTCACGACCGACGCGTGGGTCTCTGAGCGCTTCAAGCGTCTTGGGATCATTGGTCATCGGATACAGCAGTTTCGGGTTGGCCATCTTACGGGTGTGTTTGAGGATCTGGGTACGGTACTGCTCCAGCTCGCGCACCAATGGCAGGAGATGTCGACTGTCGCCAAACTTCCAGAAGCGGTTGGCCATACCGTAGTTGCCCACACAGAGCACCGGCTTGGTCTCGTATGGACAGGCCTCGACTTTTAATTCCTCTTTGCTCGTGAAGTAGAGGTGATAGTCCTTGTCATAGGCCCATTTCACAGCCTGGCCCTGTTGATCGGTGAGTCCACGGACCATCTTCTCGGGTAGACAACCGTAGTACTCCCAGACGGTGACGCGCCTGAGATCATCGGTGACGTTATCGCCCACCTCACGGGCTACCTCAGCCTCGACCTTACTATCGTCAAAGCCCAGCTTCTCATCGGTATCAACCGTCACCCCAAAGCGTGACTCGACCTCTTCTGGCGTCATCACGCGCTTGATGAACAGGTACGGACAATGCTCGTAGTCCAGGGTGTAGTTGAACTTGGTCTCGGGGGAGAAGAAGATCTTGAAGATATCCAGTGTCTCAGCCATCGGGTTATCAACCAGTGGCACGTCATAGGGTTGCCCGGTCGCCTCATCGATCACCTGCTTGGTTTTGGTAACCCACGGGCTGTGGATGAAACCCAGGCCGGCCACCTTGAAGTAGAGTGCTGCCTCCTCGATGCGTTCCTCTAAGTGCTCCAGATCCCAGAGGTAGTCATAGACGCCGGTGATGACGGGTGTGATCGACTCGACGTTGGGCTGTCTACCTTTGATGAAGAGATCTGGTTGGTCGTCGAAGAGTGCGGCCTGGTCTGACTCGGCCTTACGAAAGATGGTGCCGATGCGAACGCGATCACGCACCTCTTCGGGGTCGGCGAGGTCCTCGAGGTCGTACTCACTGATATAGGCCTTATAGGTCTCATGGGGCTTCTTTGCCCAGGCCTGAGCGATCTTGAGGCGTGATTTGAGGAGACTGTGACGCTCGTCATTGGTTGCCGGCTTCTTGCCCTGCTTAGGGGCTTCAGTCGTACTCTGGGTCGTTGGGATTGCTGCTGCGGTCTGTTCCTGGCCGGTTAGGTCAAGTGCCATATGTGTTGATTATCACGCCTCGCGACTCGCTTTATAAGCAAGGGCTAACCGAGGTTGAACCCGATGAAGCCAATGATGGTCAGAACGATTCCCACGACTAGATCCCATGGATGGATCAGTCGACGGCTGAGAATGATTAGACCGAGTAGCGCGACGTTGTTGAAGTTGAGCATAAAACACCTCCTCTCTAGGACTGTGAGAGGATCCACAGGGCGCGGATGAGCGCGGTGGGATCGATCTCTTCTTTACGTGCTAAGGGCTTGTAGGGCTTGCCGGTGCGTGATCTGGGATCAGGTTGACCCAGCATCAGGCGCTTGATCAGCTTGAGTTCCTGGCTCACCCACTCCTGGCTCACGCCAAAGATCCTAGCAATCGTCTCCTGGTTGTAGCCGGCCTCGAAGTGCATGACGGTAATCGCTTTCATGCGGGACGTGGGCATCTTGGCGTAGATCTGCCAGAGACTCTCCTCGGTCAGCCGCTGGATCAGCATCTTCTCCTCACGGGTGAAGCCGTCTTGTGGCTCGTTCATTCCCATTAGTTTGTGTGTTGGTTGTTGTTTCATTCTTTTGTTTCAAACTTTCCGCTCTTGAGCTCCTCACTCACAGCAACCCAGTCGCTCCCGATCTTGCCTGCTTTCACTTTGTCCGTTATGTAACGCAACAGGTGGTACTCGGTGTAGGCCTTAGACCACCAGGACGCGACATCGGTGATATAGACAAGTGTCCCGTCTGCGTTCTCGTAGTGCACCTCGAGCACGTGTTGATCGTGCTTCTTCTGTCCCCAGATCTCTTTGAGATCACCGGTGTAGAGCTGACTCTCGAAGATCAGCCGGAAGCGTCTCGCGATCTCGGGGCCGAGATGACTCTCGATCAGTTTCATGACCCCGCGGCGGAACGGATGCAGCCACATGTTAGTAGCCATAGAGCTCCTCTCTGACCAGCCGTTGCTGCTCCTTCTTGCGGAGGTAGCCCATGACGCTGTTGGCTGGTGTCTGGACCGCGATCTCCTGTCTAGGCTCGTACTTATTCCAGCAGTAGTACTCCCAGCCGCGCAGGGCGTGTGAGAACTCATCGTGCATCGGGATCTCGTTGGTCTGGTTGAGTGCGGTGGCACTCTTGTCTGCTGGGTAGCGGTAGTTGGTGATGCACTCGACGAAGCGCTGCGTGTTTGGATTACTCTTTGAAACAAACAAACGTGGAATGAAACGATGGGCGTGTCTGACCTGGGCTGGGATACTGGGGATTGGTGTGGTTCTGACGAAGTGGCCGAGGCGGTTCAGCTCGTTGATCGGTGACTTGCCACTGACCAGCTCGCGGGACCTCCCAGCGATATCCCCTGCCTCAAAGGCTGGTGTGCGATAGCCTGTCGCAGCAAACCACTGGGTGAAGTGCTCGATGTTGGCGTTAGCGGCCTCATAGTAGTCCACCAGGCGCAGCTCGTTGCCATAGGGCTGCATGACGCCCAGTGCGGTTGGGTCGTTGACGCCAAAGTCCCAGAATAGCTCGACGGGTAGGTTGGGATCGTAGTTAAAGTCGACATACTGACGCTCCATGTCCCACTCAGCGTAGACGGTGCCATGTGGCTTCTCGTACTCAGCTAAGATCTCCTGCCGGTAGTAGCCCTCACCCAGCTGCTTGTACTCGATCTCAAGCGCAGCTAGCTCGGCTGGGTCCAGGTCTGGGTTGTCATGGCTTCTGAAGTGAAAGCTCTTGAAGAGTGGGATGCCCTGCTCGTTCTTGAGGTTTTCCACGCGGTAGAGGTTGCGGTAGCCCTTGGGTGTGCCAGCCAGGATCGCCGGTGCGTTGTTGGTGATCAGGTTCGGGCGGATGACGGTGGGCCAGATGTCCTCTTCCCAGTCGTCGTACTCATCTCCAGCAAAGGCTCCCCAGTTGGAGATGCCACGTAGCGCCTCACGGTTCTCAACCCCCAGCAGCTGCAGCCGGCCGCGTGGGAACGTCACCGTCAGCTCGACCTCGTTGACCTTGTACGGCAGTCCTTGGGCTTTGAAGTGCGTGAGTAAGCGTGGGATGTGGTCATTCCAGGCGATGTTTTTGGCTTGGATGCGGTTTGGAGCGACATAGGGACAGGTCAGGCCGGTTTGTAAGGCCCTCTCGGTGAGCCAGGAGATCAGGAGTGAGGTCTTGCGGAACTTACGACCAGCGCGTAGTTGGATGAAGCGTTCTCCCCCATCCAGCGCATCGAGCACCTCTTGCTGTTTGGCGTGAGGTTTTGTAGGGAAAAATGTGTTTATTTTTATCTCATTCATTGTCCCGTTGGATGACGATCTTTAGCTCGTTGTTGATCTGTGTCATGTTCTCGGGGACGAGGAGTCGCTTGAGCTTGAAGGCGGTATCGAGGTACTTGGCGCGGGTCTGAAAGTCTGGGATGGTCTTGTCGGGCTCTGTATGGCTCGTATGGATCTTCCACGCCTCTAAGCCTTCGTCGAGGACGTTGAGCAGCTTGGGTGTTGAGAGCCCCTTGCGCTCCATCATCTCTTCGATCGTGACCTTAAGCTTGCTGAGGTTTTCCGAGCCTAAAGCCCAGGCGCTGTCGTCGGTAGATACGTCGTAGGCTTGCTTCGCTGCTTCGGTCGCGTTACCAGTCTCGAGGTAGACCTTGAGCCACTTCCGCTGCTTGAGCGTGAGTTTGCGTTGATCGGTCTGGGCGGGTACCGGCTGTTTCATATGTGCGGTTGGATGCTTATATTCTAGTGGCCGATATGCTCGTTCGTCAAGAAGGAATCTTACTTCGTTGTTACGTTGGTTTGTTTTTCTTCTCACGTCGCCTGGGTATGATGAGACTATGTAGAAGAGATGCATAGACGGTTGGTCGTCGTAGTCATAGGTCAAACATTAAAGCGCTTGCTCCCCCCGGCTTGTCCAGGGATAGGAACAGCGCTTTTTTGTGGTTACCAGCCACTCACCCCACGGGCCAGGTTGCGAGCTCTGACGCAGGGGCGACCACAGAGACTGGTGCGTTTCCCCCACTTGTTGTCATTCCGCCACTGGGCGTAGGAACGCTCGAACTCTTTCTTGCACCACTCACAGGTGAGTGTGACGGTGTCGGGTGCCGTCTTTGGTCGGCCACCCCGCTCTCGTCGGGCAGCGTGACTCTTGCGGGCCAACTCTTGGTAGTGCGCCTTGTCGCGGGTAGTGCTCATCAAACCGAGGAGGGCAACTAGATCCTCCCCGGATTGTTAAGCGCTCTTCAGCCACTGATAGATCAGCCACACGATCACGACGAGGATGATCAGGCCCAGGACGATCCCGATGCCGGGAATGGATAACACCACGAGTAATAGGCCAGCCGCCAGCAGGAAGTAGACCCAGCGGCCACCTTCCATGAAGGAGCTGATGAGTTTACTCAAGCGCTTAGATAGTTCATTGAATGTCATAGTTCGAAAATTTCCACCTCCAATCTCTCTTCTTTCATTGTCTTCACTTTGTAGCGGTGCATCACCAGACTATCGACCTGGTTGTCATCTGCGATCACACCACTCTTGGTCATGCTGTCGAGGGTGCATTTAGCCGCGTTATCCAAGTCCAGCGGCCGGCAGTAGAACAGGTCAGCACAGACCTCGATCTTGCCGGTAATCACCTTGCGTCTGCCCTTAGCTGCTTTCCAGACCCAGGCGGCCTCTTCAAACCAGGCTCTGCCCTCGGGGCTGAGGTACATCCGTGGGTACGGTTTGCTCGCAATTCTCCAGATGTGATTCACGCTATAGGGTTTACGTAATGTCACTTTCATTTGTTTATATGTTGGTATCTTCTATTATACTCACTTCTTCCCCTTCCGGTTGCTCAGAAAGCCCGTGAGTGAGGGGACGCGCCAGCACTGGAAACACAGACCCGTCTTGCTGTTGATATTGACCTTGTTGCGGCGGCAGCTCTTACACAGTGGAATGTGGGCTCCCTTGCCGTGCTGCCAGTTATTCATCAGATCCCTCCTCCCAAAATTCGAATCCTTGCCCAACAACAAACCTCATCCTTGGTGATCGATAGACGAATGGTTTGCTCGAGTCATAGGCCCCTATGAGCTTCTTGCCATCGACGGTCCAGACGCCGACGTTGCGGCATCCTTTGCGGCGTACCCTTCGAACTCGGTGCCTCCAGTTGAAAAATCGGTTCCTAATGCTCATCATGCTCCTCCGGTTTCTCCCAGCTCTTTGTGATGTCACGGGCCAGCTCTTTCCCCAGCTCAGAGTGTTGTGTCAGGTACTCGTAGCGGGTGAGTCCCACGCGCTTGCGGATAGTGAGTGCGGTGTTTCGATCGACGCTGAAGGCGACCTCAGCGCTCTCCTGGTTAGGCTCCAGCTGATCGGGGACGTAGGTGAAGGAGCGGTAGCCGGGGTTCGCGTCCAGCCAGCTCTCGATGCCGTGGACCAGCTCGAAGTGACGATCGAATTGCATCCCGAAGGTATCCAGGAAGACGTTGTCTTCATCGTCCTCGGGGATCTTAACCTCAGAGGGGCCGATTCCACCTTCGTGGGTCGGTATGGGTTGACTGGTTGGATTCCACCTTTCTTGGCTCATATAAACGTTTGTTCGTAACTCTGATCGTCGTCGGAAGAGTGTGGGACGCTACCTACTGCTGGAGGTGGTCCCTGGGGCTCCCTCGGCGACGATCAGAGTCAAGAACAACGCGTGACGCTCGGACTGATCATCTCGGGCTGGGCGCGGACGCTTGAGCCGAGGATCACGATCAACGCCAGGGCGATGATGGTCGCAGCAATCGCGAGTTTCGTGTTAGTACTCATAGGTGTTGGCCGGGGGCTCGAACCCCGGAGCTTGCCGATCCAACTACAGCCACGTTGCGTGTGACTTGTCCTCTGTCGAGCAGAAGATCGCTTTCCAAGGCTTGCCAGTCTTCTGACTGACACCCTCTTTGTAGATCCCCTTGGCTCCGCATTTCTCACACTTCACTTCTGGTGACTCAGGCTTTGCCATCACCTCGTTGATCGCCTTCTGATCCTCCCAGGGGAGGGGATTGACGGGTTCAACCTTGGGTGGTCGACCAGGTCCACGCTGTCCGTTGAGGGGTTCGCCCTCGTGCATCGTGATGTAGTCTTCCCAGTTGTTCATCGCGTCTCTGAGCTGTCCGATCTCGTTGTCACGGACGGTCACATTCCAGGTAAAGCCTGACTTGCTCTTGTAGCTCGTGAAGGCGATGTGTTTCATCTCAGGTTCGTTTCCAGTAACGTATGTTGGTTTATTGTTGTCCATTCGATTCACCTCCTTCGTAGTAGCCGATCTCGGCGAGTTTCTTTAGGTTCCTGACTTCATAGATGGTCTTGGCGGCCTGGAAACCGGAGTAGTAGAGCTCGGCTTCCTTGTCATCACAGCCCAGCGTCTTAAACGTGCCTTCGGGCGCCAGACCAACGATCATGAGGCCACCGACTGGGACACCGTCGTCGACGAGCGCTTGTCTATAGGCTGCTGACTGGAAGAGGTGATCTTGGTAGATTCCACCGCTCTTGAGATCAACGACGCGGGGGGTGGGCTCGTCACCGATTCTGGCAAGGACATCCATCGTGCCAGCGTAGCCTGAAGGGTGGTAGACGGTCTCTTCAGTCCCCAGGACCGTGACCTTGTATTTCTCCATCCAGCCCTCGAGTGCAGCGAGATAGCCCTCGTCGCCTTCCATTGGATGCACAGGGTTGCCACGTAGGTAGGCTTCGGCCAGTGAGTGGACGCGAGAGCCGCGATCCATCGCTTTCCTGCTGTAATCCTTGATGTAGGCCAGAGCATCGCTTAAATCGCATCCTGGATGGGCTGAGCTATATTCATGAGCCATCTTCGCGTTCCAACGCATGAGCGCTGGTTTCGCGAGCGTGTTGTCGATGATCTGTGTGACGCTGATGTAGGGCCGGCCGGTCTCCGGGTTCGTGTAGATCCCGTTCAATCGGTTTGCTTTGTGATCTCCGTTTCTGTTCATAGGTTCTTGTGTTGGTATAAACGTTTCTGTACTCATGCTCCAAATAACTGAAAGATCAGTATCGCGCTGGTCATCATGGCTACCGTTGTGATCGTGGTGACGATGATGAGCAGGGCTTCTTTCATAGGTCTCCTACTTCTCCTCCCTCCATTCAGGCAAGGAACGAAGCTTGGTAACGTAGTCGGGATCGGTCGCGTACATCTTCCCCTCTGAGTTCTCCTTCAGGAGCTCGATCATGCGATCTGGGTTGCTGCGAGCTTCATATGCCTCGGGGAAGTTGTGCTTAATGAGACGCATATACTCGATAACCCCTTCGTTGTAGCTGGAGAACCAGTAGGCCAGATCAGGGTTCCAATCAACAGCGTTGATCCCGAAACAGTTCCGTCTAACGCGGCAGTAGGTCGAATTCCCACGGCCTGACTCGAGCGCGGCCTGGGCGATGGCGACCTTGACGGGAAAGTCGTAGACCGGGGCGATACGGCGGATGTTGGCTTTGATGGCTTCCCAATCCTCACCTGGAACCACGAGTGCGGGACCAGGTGAGGGCTTTTGGGATTCCTGCCAGAATCCTGTTGGTAGCGGGCTGATCATCTCAGCGCTTGCCGATGTTGTGCTTAGAATTTTCGGTGTAGGAAGGTTCGGGGCGATCGCGCCCATGACCAGGAAACCAACAAAGATGATTGTCGTGTAGAACAGGCACTGCATGGCGCTTGGGCCCTTGGGTGTCCTGCGGTATTGGTTTGAACCAACCCTGTAATAAACGTTTCTTGTTCTCATAGGTTTTAGATGAATACTTGTATCTCCTCTATGTCATTCCCAGCGGCTATGGTAGTTAGCTCACGAATAACGGCTGTTCGCCGATCCTCTCTATAGAAGCGTGTAGCAATAGCTTTCCCAGCCCGATGAAGTACTGCTTTTCCGAACTTGAACCTGCCATCCTGAAGATAGGTGTCGGTCATAACGATTGCGTCTGTCTTGCTTATTGTATGGGTTGTTGTATGTTTCATAGTAAGATGCTGTCCTCATCCTCAGCGACGATCCCGTCTCGATCAATACATTCGTGTTCATCTAATACCTCGTCGATTTCCTTCAGGTCTATGCTGACGACCTGCATCCCGCATCTGACGCACATCGCGGTGAAGCCCTCTTCCTCTTCGTTCTCCTCCTCGATCACATCAGCTAGGACGTGGTCGCGGTCGAGCGCGGTGATGAAACCTTCATCGAGCATGTCGATCTCGTGGCCGAGCATGGCTTCGTACTCGTCGAGGTCGGTGATGTCGTTTGCGATTGGTTCAGTGAGTGAAGCGCGAACGTTGTACTCGCCCCAGACATCGAGCAGCTTGATGGCTTCTTCCCGAACGTCGATGGCGATGAAGCGGGTATCTATTGCTGAGCCGGTGAGTCCGTGGGCTGAGAGTGTCTCAGCAACGCTTGTGAGTGTGTCAGCGGCGGTGGAGAGCTCCTGGTACTTTGTCTTAGTACGGGATGCTTGATCCTTGTAAAGAATGTGTTTCAGTAGTTGGTCGTGTTTCATAGTTCACTTACTACTTTAGCAAACTAGACAAGTGTTGTCAATAGGCTGTTTACTGTTCAGTCGTTTTCTTACTTTCGAGCTCAGTGATGACCTTATTGAGTCGTGCTTTACTCACGCCGATCAGTCGAGCGAGTTCGAGTTGGGTCACGGGTAGTTTTTGGTCACGGAGGTACAAATAGATCCGCGCTGTGGTGTACACGCGGACGGACTGGCGGAATTGCATAACGAGTGTCTCTGTTTTATCCATAATGGAGTACTAGTATTGTAAACACCTTATTGACAAAGTTCAAGAGGGAACTAAAGCGGTAGGGGATTTATAGAGCGCTACACCTTTCAGGGTAGCGGCTACGCCGAGGTTTTCAACTCATTCTCTTAGTGGGGAAAACGCGCAAGGCCTGTTCGGTCGTAGGCGCTTCTTTCGGGAAGGCTTGGCCCGTCCCAGACCACGGGAGGAGACTCCTTGACGTAGTAGGGGGACGCTAAGGAGTTTACCTTGTAAAACTTAGATACCAACATTCCCTTTTCGTGTGGGTGTACCTGCATCGCTTACTCGCTGAGTTTCCGGTTCACATGGTTAGTGACGCGTACGTTTCATCAGCGACCGGGGAGGTTAAGCAATAACCCTATCTCTCCGGCTCTATTCTCGTCTGTTGGATTGGTTTCTTCTTGTCCCGTACCCAGATCGCCGTCTTGAGGCATCGGGCCTGGAGCTCGATCGTCACTTTGCGCTCACGGGTCGCGGTCTTGTATTCGGTTCGGAGTTGTTCGATCTGCTGTTCTAGGGATAATTTCATATTAGTTGGTGAATGTCAGCCCCTCACCACAGCCGAGCTGGTAGAGCGTCATGGAGTGGTAGGCGAGTGAACGATCGTTGTTGAGATCACAGAGATTGGGCTTGAAGATAGTCCAAATGAGTAACACCGTTCCAACGGTGGAGAGAAGCAGAAAGAGGATGATGTATTTAACAAGTTTCATAGGTTAGCGTGTTATACGTTGCCAGATGTATTGGATTAATTGGAGGATGAGCCCGAGCGTGATGACGACGATGAAGATGACCGCGTATACGAGATACACAGCGAGTGCGTCTATCAGATCATATGAGTACCATTCGGGCATAAAAAAAGATCGCTTTGTGTAGAGCTTGCTGGAGGCCCTAGGTAAGCCTAAAGCCCTACACGAAACGATCTTATACCTAGTCTTCCAGCATACTTAGATTATCAAGTTGTCATAACGAAGTCAAGATCCTAGAGTAGTTCCGTTGATGTGTTTACCCGGATGCATCACCCCGGTCGCGACAGTTGAAACACCTTCCAACTGGTTGATGTGAACAGTGGATGGTGTCATTGCTTATGCTCATAGGTCACCTCCTTGCTCTCCTACCCAGTCGAAGTTGCTCTGTGGTTCGGTTGGGTAGCCCTCGGCAACGGTGGTCAGGATTCTCGATACGCGGCCGATCTCGACCATGTTGTCTCGTAGGCGTTTGTCATCTCCACCCCACATGGCGATGTAGGGGAGTGAGAGCTGACCGGTGTCGATTCCCAGCTGCTGCATGGTGACGTAGGCGGCGCCCTCAGCCACAGACTCAGCGTCTTCCTTGGCGACGTTCCCCCGGTGATCTGCGACGTAGTGACCAGCCTCGTGCACCAGGACGCGGGTCTTTCCAACCGAGAGCGGGTCATCATGCGGCATCCCGTCAGCATCGATAAACGGCCGGCTCTGGATCACAATCTGCTTCTTATAAGGATGATAGAAGCCCAGCGAAGATCCCACGTAGTCCTTAGACTCCATCGTCAACCCCTCGTCGACACACCAGGCGCTCACACGACGATTCACCAGCGCAGCGGCAGCATCAGAGCCCAGCTCGTGGGACATCTTGGGACGCTCAGGCAGGGGCTCCCCGTCCGTCTGACTGTGATCAAACACGTTCCCAATCCCAAAGCCGGTCACGAAGGTGCGCGTCTCGCCGGTGTCCTTGTCTTCGATCGTCCTCTTATATGGGTAAAAGATTTTGAGCCCCTTCTCACCCTTCATGACGTGCCGCCCAAGTTCTTTCCAACGTTTGAAGGAATTCACCATCGTCGCGTCAGGTTTCTGCATCGCGATCAGGAGACAGTTCTGGGGAGAGTAGTCGTAGAGGTTGGCGAGGAGATTCAGGTAGGCCTTGAATCCAGGCTCCGAGCGGGTGGCTTCGACGCCTTGGGCCAGCATCTCGAGCACAGCCTGCGTCTTTGGATCCTGCTCAGCGACGGGTGCTTCTGCAGCGATGTTGAATTGTTCTGCCATTGAGTAGACAT